CACCGCGCCCTCGCCGACACTCGAGGCGGTCCCGAACTGTCGGATGGCGCTGTAGACCGCCCGGTGCGCGAGGAACTGGGCGTTCGGCTCGAACCGATCCGGGAGGGCGCTCTGGAGCCGGAACAAGTCGTCCACGGTCAGGCCGTCTCCGGTCGTGCCGACGTAGCTGGTCGCGTCCAGCCCGGCCACGACGCCCTCGGGGTTGCCTGTGGTGCCGTTGCCGTTGCCGGTGATGAACTGGGTCGCTTCCTCGGCGTCCTTGGCGTCCTGCAGCAGGCGCGCCATCTCAGCCTGGAGTCGCGGCCAGTCACCATCAGCCTCGATGCTGTACTGGATCTCAGCCTTGACCGCCTGGACCGTCACGGACGGCTGGCCGAGCGTCGGGCTGGTCGGAGTGACCGCCGATTCCTCCGCGACGCGCGACACCGTGATACCGGCCGAGGTGACACCCTTCCAGGTGTTCCCGGTGGTCAGCGTCTCGATGCGCGCCATTGAGCGAAGGGGGTTCACCTGGCCGTTGCTGGTCAGGATGATGGTCGGGTCGAGCGTGTACGGCACGGCGTACCCGCCATCGGCGTTCTGGCCGGAGCCGACCGTGCCGATGGCACGCTGCTCCTCGGTGGTCAACATCTGGCCCGACAGCAGCTTGCCGAAGGCACGCCCGTAGACCGGGTTGCCGGTGCCGAGCAGGTGAGCAGCGAACTTGCCCGAGTCGTCGGCCTTGAGAAGCCGCTCGATGTGGGACTTGTTCTTGTTCGGGTCGGCCTGCTCATGCGGGAAGGACGCAGACTCCACGGCACGCAGGGCGTTGTCGCGGAGCTTGTTCTTGAACTCCTCGTCGGTGCGAGAGTCGGCCCGGGTCTTCTCCAGGTCGTAGATGTTCTCGCGCACGATGACGTTGGGGGCCGTCACTCGCTCCACGTTGCGCTCCTGGGTGACGGAGGTCTTGAGGGCCGCGACGCGGCTCTCGTAGGCGGTGACGGCCTTCTCGTGGGTTTCCCGCTCCTCGATGAGCTGGTCCCACTCGGACTGCACCGCATCGGGCAGGACATCAACGCCGTGCTCGCCGTTGATCTCCTCCATGCGCGCCTTGATCTCGTCGATACGAGACACGCGCTCCTCGATGGTGTTCACGATTGGACTCCTAACAGAAGACCCGCTCTCTGGCGGGTCAGGGGTGATGGGTTCCGCCACAGGCGGTGCTTCGGGTGGAGCCTCGGGCTCCGCTGTGCGGCTCCCCTCGTCGGAGTGACCTTCGTCGGCTCCGTCTGTCGGGAGTGCGTCAATGACGGCCTCTGGCGGCACGTCGGCTGAATGGGCCGCGCGGCGCTCGATGAGAGCGCGCAGGCGGTCGGGGTTGCTGGCGAGTTGGTCGAAGGCGTCTTCGAGGATGAAGTCGTCGGTCAGCGACCGCACCCCAGCCGAGGCCCCGGCATAGGCGGGGAAGGTGACCGGGCCAAACTCCATGACCTGGGCCTCGCGGATGGTCCGCTCCGGCAGCCCCTCGGGGTTGCGGCTGGACTTCTTGGGCTTGGCCTCGAAGTCCTCCTTCATCACGCTGAACCGGAACGAGGCGCCGTACTGGTCGGCCCTGAGACCGTCCATGACCAGCGGCGGCAGGCCGTCGAACAGGCGTGCCTCGTAGTACGCGCCGGTTTCGTCCTCGCGCAGCTCGTTGATGGCGGCGATGGGCTTGTCCCCCAGCTCGGGGTCATGGCCGTGCTGGAGCAGGACGCGCATGCGGTTGCGGTTCTCGCTGATCGTCTTCTTGAAGGCTCCCGGAGCGATCTGCTCCATGAACCTTCCTTCCCACACGCTGTCGATCTCGGTCCACTCCCCGAAGCGGGCGAAGTGCCCGAACAGGACAGGAGGGCCGGCCTCGTCGTCGGAACGAATCTCGATGCCAGGGAAGACCGCGCGGAACACGTTGTCCTTCGGCGGCCGCGTGATCTGTACGGTCATTCTGGGTAGCTCCTTGCCAGTTGCGAGAGGAGATCGCGGCCCGCCTCATCGGGCGGTGTCGCTCCATTCGTGGGTTCGGGGTTGGCGGTGGTTCCGGGCGGGAGGAGCTGGACGCTCATCAGGCCGGAGTGCTGGAGGCGCTTGAAGTCACCGGCCACGATGGCGTCGATGACGGTTTCGGGGTCGAAGCCGGCGTCCACCAGTTGGCGGATCGCCGATGACTGCTGCGCCTGCACCGCGGCGGAGTCCTTCACGTCGTCGGCCAAGAACGGGATGCTTCTATCGTCGTACCAGAGTCGCGAGCCACCGGGGGCCGGGACGATGGACTCGATGGCTCCCGCAAAGCTCTGCCACAGCGGGCGTAGCGTCTTATCCGCAACAAGTCGGCGGGCGGCGGTGAAGTTGCCGGAGTTGAGGCTGGAGCCCTGCAAACCCTCGGAGGCGCCGACGATGACGGCGTGCAGGCCGGAGGCGTTGATGATCCGCACCTCGCCGGCCGAAGTGATGGCCTTGAAGTCGAGCTGGTGCATATCCGACCCGACCGGAGTGGCCGTCGCTCCGGCGGCGAGGTACAGGGTCTTGTAGGCGTTGGCGATGCCCTTGTACTCGTTGTCCATGTTCTCGACCAGGCGCTTGAACTTGTCGGGGTCGTCGAGGTCGAGGCTGACGACGAGGTTCGGGGTGGCGCCGTTCTCGAAGAACTTGAGCTTGTGGTCCCGCGCGGCTGAGTCACCTTGGATCTCGCGGATGACGGGGGTCAGCCAGCTCATGCCGCGGTAGTGGGCCACCGGGTCGGAGATGGGCGCCCAATGCGCCACCTGCTCCGGAGTCAGGAGGACCGGCTCGCGGTCGGCGTAGATGCCGCCGGGGTGGTAGGCGTAGCCGATGACCTCGGCGTCGATATCCCATGCGTCGGTATCGGCTTCGTTCTCCGAGCCGAGGATGATGGTCATCCAGTCCGGCCGCAGTCTCCGAATCCGGTTCGGGCGACGGACGGCGAAGAAGTTGCCGGCCAGGTCCACGTCCTGGATGGCCCTTGCAAGGAGATCGTCGGTCGAGGCGTTGGGCCAGGGTCGCTCGAGGATCGAGAGGGTTTCGTTTCCGAACAGGTCGCCCGGCACTCCCTTCCGAAGTTCCTGGAACTGGAAACGCGCCTGGCTGAACAGCAGTTGGCGCGTCGCCATGCAGGTGAAGACGATGCCGTTGCGCTTGAAGGCGCCCTCAGAGAGGCCGGTGAAATCAGGGCCGATCTCCTCGACCGTGCCCTGCAACGTCTGTCGGATGGTGGGGTAGCCCAGCCCATCAAGGCCGAACATGCTGACCCACGAGTCGAAGGGCAGCGGGACGACGGAGCGTTGCGGTTCGGGCAGCCCCATCCAGCGTCGGAGCGCGTCTGCTATCGCCATGCGAGTAGAGGCTCCTTTTCGGCAGGCTGGGTGGAGGCCACGGAATGGACCATCGAAGCGGCGGTGAGGGCGTCGATCACGCGCTGATCGTTGTTACCGCCCTGACGCGTGCTACTGGGGCGGTCGAAGCGAGCGTCACCTTGAGGCAACAGTCGAGCGATGGCGTTCAGTGCGTGACGGTTGAACTCGGCATCGTTGGGGTGCTTGAGCCAGCCGTTCCGCAATGCCTCCATGAAACGGTCGTAGTCCTCGACCGCAAACTGGTTGGTCTGCGCCCGATCCACGACAACCGCCCCGATCTCCTCTTGAATCCACAACATCAACTCCTCGGCTCGAGAGGAGTCCATCACGACGGTTCCGATGGGGTTGCGTTCGTGGATCTCGACGATGGCGCGTTTGACGAGGTTGGGATCGAGCATCGTCCCGTCGCGGGGCGGGGTCAGGATCGTGGGGATTCCATATAGCCGGTAGTCGGAGCCGCGGAACCAGAACGGGACACAGGCGGTGGTGTCGTACTTCCACGCCACGTCGAGTCCCAACCAGATCGCCTCGCCGGGAGGAATCTCGTCATCGGTCATGGCGGCCTGCCACTCGGCCTCCTCGATCGCCGCGTTCTCAGAACGCGTCGGGAGGTTACACACGAACCGACGCCAGTGGGCGAGGTTCATGGTCGGAGTGGTGTACTTGGTCGAGAGCTCGGCCTCAGTGATCCCGGTGAACGGGTTGGCGGCCTTGACGACGGCCATGTCCTCCACGTCCCCACCCTCAGGCACGGACCACTCATGCAGGGCGATCTGGCTGGAACGGCAGTGGACGTATGAGCCGCGTCGTTCGATGACCGGCGTTTCCTGCCGGATGCGCTCCCGTGTCAGCTCGAACTCGCTGTACGGCTCGCCCGCCGTCGAGATGGTGGCGAGTTGGCCGCCTCGTTTGCCGAGCTTGCCGCGCCAGGTGCGGTACAGGCGCAAATTCTTATGCCGATGCAGCTCGTCGATGAAGGCGTCGGTCGGAATGATGCCGTCGCCCGTGCTGTCGTCGGCCGCGAACACCTGCATCCGGCCCTTGGAGTCGAGACGCTTGATGCGGCGGTAGCCTTCCTGACACTTGAGGATCGCGCTAAGCCGCTCGGAACGTAGGAC